TCCTCAATCTCTGCACCGACATCTTCATCAGCAGGGATTGGATATTCATCGGGGTCAATATCAATTGTAATGTAGACCTTAACTCTCATCATAGAAGCCTTCCACTTCTGTAATCAGCTTGTCAAGATACCACCGTGCTTTCTTCAAGTCTTCTGTACCATTCTTGTAGCGATATCGCCACACGTACTTCATGATGTTGCCCTGCAGGTAATACTCGTAGCCATCACCTGTAGCTGCCTCAATGGCGTCGATGCACTCAATGCCTGTTTGATTGTAGTGCGGAGGACTGTTGACCATATCCTCTTCTTGCATACGCTGCTTCATGTACTCCTCGTGTCTCATGCTGAACCTCCTGTCTTGCTGTTGAATGTCAGGTGAACGACGTTACCGTCATACTCTTTCTCAACACCCAACTCCTGCTCTAGTTCTACATCAAAACCCTCCTCGTTGTCAACAACTTCCATGACATATGTATGCACAAGATTACGAATAGTCTCGTCTTGTTCCATGATAGGTATAGTGGCGCACATCATCTTGCAAAAGTGCATGAGTTGTCCGTAGCTTTCATCATCTAGAGGATTACCTGCCTGTGCAATGATGGAGATATCAATCTCGCCTGTCCACTCACCGTTGTCTGACGAAGGGCGAACCCGGATTACGAAATCTTCTTCTTCGATGTTCTGAATATGGTTGGTCATGGCTTATCTCCTTTTCACTTTGGTTCCGCTGAATTTAATAAACTTGGGGTGTTTATTTTTACCCTTCTCCTTCAACCAGTCCTCTGGGATGATGCGGTCATAATACAGAAATCCATATTTTATGCACCACTCACCGTATGTGGACTTTGCTCCTTTCCGTAGCTTGCGTCTACTATTCTCGAAAACGAAACGAATGTCAAGTTTTGGATGCTGCCGCTGTATTGCAAGATGCTTGCGCCTATCCGCTGCCGTGAACATACCTTTAGTCTCAATGATGATACCGTTGTCCAGCACGAAATCGGGCGTGTAGGTGCGGTACGCAAGGTCTTCCCACTCAATCTTGAGTTTCTCATAATCATACGAGATTTTCAGTTCGTCAAGATACAGGGATAACTTGTGTTCCAGCCCACTACGATACCCGTACTTTCGTGCTGCACGAAATTGTTTGTGGTTAGGCATATTCGTCAGCCAAACTCACGTACGCTACTGTCTTCGGCTGCTTGGCCTGTGACATGACTGCAGGGCGTTCCTGAATACCCGGCCAGCAAGCAAAGCGATACCGGCAGAAACCACACTCTGTGCCAAGCACAGTATTGCCAGTCTCCTTACCCCGGAACTTCTCAGGCACCGCATCGAAGCAACGCTTGAACTCGTTAGTCTCAAGTTCCTTGGCTGTATCAGTAATCTTGCCAACTTCTTCCTCAACGTCAATTCCTGTAGCTGGTACATACTTGAACTGACCATTGGCCTTGTTCACAACCCACCAGCCGCCAGCCTTCTTGCCTGACGCCTTCGCATAGCCAGCAAGCTGCGCTACATACCCGAAAGCATCACCCGATTTAAGAGTGTCGAAGGATTCAAACTTGTTAGTATACGACCAATTAGATGCGGACTTGATATCATCAACAGCACCATCAATAGCAATATCATATGTGCCAGAGACGGATGTATCATCGTCAAGGTCAAGCGTAACTTTTGCATCATCTTCATATTTCACTCCCGCTTCTTTCAGTAGACCCTTGAACACGGCCTCGACAATATCGCCCAGCATCATGTTCATTACAAATGTTGTTGGCAGGGGCAGTGCTTTCTCTGGTTCGTTCTTCTCAAACCAAAGCTGACAGGTTGGCCTACCTACGTTTGACATACGCAGACCAAACTTGTCACGCTTGTTGCCCCCACCAAACTGGCGTCCAAGCGCACCCATGACATCAAGACCTACTTGCTGGATGGTCTCCGCAGACATTGTGGACTTACCATTAGCAGCATTCTCCATGTATTGATGCAACGCCAGTTCAGCAGGGTGATTCATTACGCTACCTCATCTTCAACTTCGATATCAACGATACCATCGACTACATCAACATCCTCGTCTTCCATCTTGGAGTTTGCTTTCTCCGACCATGCGTTGACGATGTAGTTGTTGTAGTTGTCGATCCACGCCATGAAATCGCCAAACAGAACCTGATCCTGCTCAGTCAATTCAATTGTGTTCGATACGTCCAACGAGGCTACCGGCACGTAGAACGAAGCACCTGTAGGAATCTTACGTTCTGCCGTGTTGGCAGTAATGATGTGCTGGACAGGTAACCGCTGCATCTTGGCGAGAGTTTCAAAGCTACCGCCAATCTCTTTGAATGCGTCACGGTTGTCAATCTCCCAGATGAAAGGTGTAACGTCCACCTCGACAGGGTTACCCTTGTCGTCTGTAGGATCGACCATCTCGACTGTACCCAACACCACACGCACACGCTTGATCTGTTTAATCAAGTCTTGCATCTTCTCTGGCAGTGCCTTGAAGTCTTTGATGTACCCAGCGGGTTTACCACAGTTGAAGCCACCGTCATTGTCCTTGAGGTCAATGTTGAGGCTGTCAGCCATGATGCTTTTGATAAAGCGGTTGGGCGAATTGCCGCCGCCTTGCACATAACGCTTGTACATAAAGCGTTGCATGAATGGGCGAACCTTCACGCTAGAGGCGTAGTAGGTGGGGCCGTCTGGGATTTCCAGTTTATACGTACCACCTTCAACAACCTCGACGTTAACGGTTTTGCCCTTCACCTCTGCCGTACCCATGATGGGGCTGTGGTGGATACGCATACGAGCAAGAGAATTGGACTTAGCCGCAGTCTTTCCCTCGTTTGCGATGCCCATAGCCTTGGCCATGGCGGCATAGTTGTTAGTGTCAATTGTTGTCAGTTGTGTCATACTTTTTGCTCCTTCTGTTTTAGCGAATAGTCCATAGTTATATCACGCCACATCTTTGGTGTCAAGCCAATTAGGCCCAATTTTTGATTCTAAAAGCAGCGGCACATTGAATTTGATACCCCAGCGTAGCGTGATAAGTTCACTGAGAACTTCATTTGTTTGGTTGATGATGTCGATTACTTTCTCCTCTTCGTCTGGATGAACGTCAATAACAATGCTGTCATGTACTGTGTTCACTATACACGACTGCATACCCACAAGCAAGTCATCAATGTAAATTAATGCAATCGGAATGATATCCGCAGTGGCGAATGACTGCACGGGGTAATTCTTGATCTGCGTAAAGTGTGATATACGCCCACTTGCTTTGCGTACTACGTCAGGGAAAGCAAACTCACGGCCTGATGGCGTAGTAATTTTGCCGGTGGTCAACGCCTCCTTCGCCAAGGAAGAATGCCAATCGGCCACTCCTTGATACTTCTCTGTGAAGTGTTCGTAGTACGCTGCCTCTGCTGGTGTTCTGCCGAAGCCCGTTGCTCCATAAAGCGGCGCGAATGTATGCGCCTTCGCAGTCTGTCTGTCCGTAGGCTGACCAGCATCGGTAATAACTTTAGCGGTGTATGCGTGTACATCAAATCCAGTAGATACTTCTTCAATTGCAACTCCATCTTGTGATAGGAAAGCGGCAGCACGGAACTCAAGCTGTGCCATGTCAGCTTCCAAAATCTTGCCGCCTTCAAAGCGGGATACGAAAACCTTCTTGACAGGGAAGGTGCCGCCACGTGGCATGTTCTGCATATTGGGGTCAGCACTGGACAGGCGACCAGTTGCTGTACGGTGCTGTAGCAGACGCACATGCAGCTTACCGTCCTGCTTAGTGTGGATACGGATGCCATCTACGAAGGATGACAGGTAGGTATCAACAGCGGACAAGCGTCTGACTTTTGACAGGAAGTCAACAGCATCTGTCATTCCTTTCACACGTGCTGCCTTTTCCAGTACCTCAAGGTTCTGCTTGCTTGTGCTGAACCCATTGGCACTGGCCCACTTAGCTGATGGTGGCTTGAACTTAAAGCCAGCCGCTGTATCTGTTGGTACAAACAGATAGCCTTCACTGCCGCATGTACCACACTTACTGGGCTTTGCAAATGGTTCACCGTTCTTCTTTATCTTGCGAATGTAACCAGTGCCACTGCAATCTTTACACTGGACTGCCTTGGTGCGGTAAAGCCTTTCTGTTCGTGTCGAAATGGCGTGACGGAAGTCCTCGTCGGACATGTATGGGTCGATAACACTTGACCACTCTTGCTTGTCCAGAACCTTTCTACCGTAGATAACCCAAGAAAGTTGTTCTGGGCTGTTCAGATTGATAGGTGTGTCACCCATGATGCGGCGAACCAAACTCTGCAAGTCCTGTATCAACTGCTTCTTTTCTTCCTCGAACTCTACCTGCACTTCCTGTAACTTGTCCAAGTCAACCTTGAATCCACGCTGATAGATTCTGGCTAGACGAACAGCAACTTGATTGGTCAGGTCAACCGTAGCACGTAAGCCACTGTCAACCTTAGTGTTCAGGCGGTAGACCAGCCTATCTGACAACTGTTGTGTAGCACGTAGGTCAGCAGACAGATACTCCGACAGTTCATCCAGAGGAATAGTTCGTGTGCTGTAACCTTTCTTGAAATATTCTTTCAGGGTGTCTTGCTTCTTGGTGTCTAACTCGTAGCGTTCTGCGCAAGCCTCAAGAGATAGTGGCTCCTTCTGACCACGCTGCATGACATATTCAGCAAGCATCGTGTCGAAGACAGGTCCGTCATAGGTGAAGCCGGATTCCCAAAGCCAAAGAAGATCATAGGCGGCGTTGTGGCAGATCAGGATAGTAGTCTGGTCAAGATGATGCTGAACCAAATTAAAAGACTCCTGATCGGCAGGGGAAGCCTCTTCGTGGTCAAACACCACTAGTGTCTCGTCACCCTGATCTGTAAGCATACCCACCATAGTAAGTGAGTTCTCTGGCTCAAATGGATCAAGGTGCATCTTGCCATCACGATTGGTGACGGTGTTCTCTACATCAAGTGTTAGTTTCATATAGCATCTCCTAATTTATCTATCCGTAGATTATAGCAATCAGCACGTACTGTAAAGTTGTTTGATGGATCGACATCACCTTTTTTCATGAAGGTAGCATCATTAAAGTATACATCCTTTTCAGATACGCCTAAGAACCAGCCAACGGACAGGTCTTTTAATACCCGAACAAATGCGTACGCATCACAGTTTTGTTTAGTGTTAAACGCTGCTATGCTACATTCGTAGTGTGGCAAAGGTGCAACAGTTGTCTGTTTTGTTTTAACATCAATGCGCTTATCGCCTACCACTATATCATAGTCGTAGGTGTTTTGCCATTGACCACCCAAAACTTTCAATGCAATTTGTTCACCAAGAAATCCAGCTATGCTACCAGCACCATTCAGAATGGAATTGTTTAGCTTACCCATTTCAATTGCCTTATCGTTTGCAGCGGCAATCATGTCTTCTGTTATCTCTACTTTAATCATACCGTGTACCTCGCTGTCTGATATTCTAGTTCGCAGTGTACCACACCATGCCATCCTGTCAACTTGTTCTTGACGACGTTCAGGTGACGCTGTGTGTCTTCCTCGTCCTGCCCATCAGCAACTGGGTTCTTGGCAATCAGCACCATCAGGTCAGCTTCTGCTGCCTTACCGGTACGACTACCCTCCATCATGCTCTGGTTCAGCAAGACCTTGCCCTCTGCGTCAGCGGATAGCTGTGACATGTAGAAGACGGCACACTCATGCTGCTTGGCAATCATACGAGCATGTACTGCATTGGCTTTCAATGCCTCGTCTGTACGAGCAAAGCCACCAGTCTTGGCGAACTTGTCTCCCATGTCCAGCAGGACAACATCAGGCTTGTATGACTTGCAGATGCTCTCCACCCACGACATGTCACGTCCAGTGGCATCTTTGATCTTGATACGTTCCTTTACAGGTGCGTACAGGTCACGTGCTTTGGATGGGTTCTCTTTGATCTGCCGCATAGTCATGCCAGTGGCCGCAGTCAGATAACGTGCGCCGACACGGTGATAGCCCTCCTCGTTACACAAGATAATGCAGTTGGCACCCTGATGGGCAAAGCCACCGGGGCTGGCAATCAAGCTGGCGTGGAACGATGTCTTGCCAGTGTTAGGCCGTGCGCCAATCTCAATCAGGTGTCCTGCATTCACGCCTTCAACCTTGCGGGTTAGGCTTGGGATGTTGAATGTCCACCGTGCCTCAAGGTCATTACGCGCAAGCAGTGTCTCAATGTCGATGTCATCCCACTCAACGCTGAGATTAGGAGTGAAGTCGTCACCGTACTGCTCAAGTAGATTACGTAGCGGCTCAAGGCTGGACTGGTCTCCAGTCACGTAGTCTACACCAAGGTTGGCGATATCCTCACCGACAACCTGCTGGAACAGCTTCGACAGCACCTCCTGTGCTACGTCACCACCCATCGGTATTTCCTTCTTGATCTTGTAGAACAAAGAAGAGAATGCCTCCTTCCGCGCAGTGGTCATCGTCGGATTGTCTGACATAAACAGTGCCTCCACCTCGTCGGGTGTCAGGCTGCGTTCATAACGATCCATTGCAGTGTCAATCGTATTCTTGATCTCACGCACATCTTTGCTAAACAAGCGGTTTGGACACTTGGCCCCACGATGGTCATCGTAAAACTCTTTGTTCATCAGGCTTCTAATCAGGGATAATTCCATATAGCTTCTCCATATCTTCGGGGTTACGATACTTCAAGTCATTCGTCAGTTTCAGTATCTTCACGTTGTCAACATAGCCACGTAGTTCTTTAGCCATGATGAAACTTTTCTTTAGCGCATCGGGGTCTAACGCCACTACGGCTGTCGAGAACTGCGTGAGAAATCCTTTATGCGATTCCTGTAGAGACGTTCCAAGAAGCGCAACCCCGACAAAGGATGTTGAACCGAAACCAATAACGGCAGCACTCACGCAGTCCTCAACAACAATTGCTACACTACCAGAACCGCACGTGTATGGCAAGCCACTTTTTCCGTACTTGCGCCATTTTGGTAAACGCTTGGTCAGAGACCGGCCTGTAGCATCCACGATGGCACCCTCATGTCGGATAGGGAAGACCACCCTGTCATCCTTCACGTCGTACAGCAAGCCCAACTCGTCGGGGTCAATATCCCAGCGATCACACCAGCGGCGCAGGTATGGGTTGTCTGTACGAGGAATGATGTACTGAGGCAGTTCAAACGTGTCCTCTGCAAACTTCTCCGCACCGATAAAACCAGCACGAATGTCATCAGCAGAGAGATGCACCCTCTCACTACCTTTGACCCCACACGTGACACGAAAGCAGTTCCACAGCAGGGAACCCATGTTGTTGGTCACGGTGAAGGTACGTTCCCCACAGTTAGGACATTCCATCCTCTTTGTAATCCCATTGGGAATGTTAAGATCACTAACGTATTTATACACATTAGTGTTATTATATTTATACATGTTATACACCTTCCTTTGCGGCACTTGTACTGCTTGTAACATGTATTTTTCTCTCCGTCAATGCGTGATTTGCACTTTTGAGAGTATTTTTCATGTACGGCTTCACCGAAGCTGGGTTAGCATGTCCTGTAACCGACATTATTTGTGCCATACCGACACCGGCTTCGACCATTTCAGTTGTACCAGTACGCCGCAGGTCACTGAGACGCAACTCACGTGGCAAACCCGCATCATCCATGACCTTACGTGCATATAGGGGCAGTTTCTGTAGCGAATACGGCCTGTACTCCCCCTTGATTGGGTACGGACGAGGTGCCACGTACTTCTGAAAGCCAAAATCCTCATGCTGTTGCGACAACATGTCACACAAATCACCAGAGATGGGCAGATGCACGTCAGCTTTACGCTTAGATTGTTCCAAAGTCAGCGTACGAGCCTCAAAGTCGAGGGCATCCCACGTGAGAAGACGCATGTCACCCAGACGCTGACACCATTCGTATGCCATATGGGCAATCAGACCAATGTTACGTGTGCTAAAATCGCCGTAGGCGGTGTCCAAGAACCTTTGCACATCCTCCCTACCCCAGACGGTCTTACGCCTCTCAGCAGTCCTCCTACGCACGTTGGCGAAAGGATTGAGTGTACACAGTTCCATACGCAACCCGTGGTTGAATACGATGCTGGCAGATGACATGATGTGATTAGCCATATGAATACCTTTCTCGCACCATTCGTTGTATGCCACCTTTGCGACACGTGTCTTCATTGTCGTGTAGTTGAGAGTGGACAGAGCCTGTCCGTCCACCTCAGTGTTAAGCATTACGTTGATGAAGTATTCATATTGTTTCTTAGTTTCATCACGTAAGTTCCTGTAATCATAAGACTTGTAGTAGTCGTCTACGAGTTCAGTAAGCTGTGACATTATGCCGCCACCAACTGCTTGAACTGCGGAGTGTCCACCCACTGTGCCACCTCAAGTTCACGCATGAACATCGACTTGTCTTGTGTGTCGTTGCCAGTGTTGCGCTGCTTGAAGCCATTACGTTCATCCGCATAAGTTGCATAATTAGTGAACGCAGAGTACAGCGACCACAGGTTGCGGCCACGTGTGCTGACTTCTTGGTTGTACAAGCTGAACATCTTCTCTGCCTTGCGGTCAGACTTCATGATCTTTTCCAGCATAGCCTTCACATCGACGGTGACAAGGCTGGTGTTAGCCCACCGCTGCATCTGCTCAGTCTGTGCAGTGAAGTCCTGCTGCGACTTTTCCAGTTCAGTGATGAACGTGTCGAGGCTGAAGTTGCTGGTGTTCTTACGCATGACCTTATCGTGACGCCCACGAATTTGCCCATTGAGGCAGAAGAAGTCGATTGCCCCAAAGATGGTGACGTTGGAGCAAGTGCCATTCACGCCGTGCAGGGCGATGATACGCTGGGCTACCGTAGTCTCGTGCTTGTCGGTGACGATCTTGGCATTTACGTTGGGCAGACGCATGTCCATCATGGCCCAGCCATTCTGGTGTGCATCCCGCCAGCTAATCTCAGCACCCCGCATGTCATGTGCAGACAGCTTGTCGGTGGTGGTGTTGATAACGTCACGGAAGAAGTCGCCGTGTGACGCACAGGTGAAGCCTTTGCCGACGATACCAATGTACTCGTCAGTGTTGGCGTTGATGACATACTTCTTGTCCTCCACCTTGGTGGGTTCAAAGCGCACGTCGAAGTCGAGGTTCTCAGGGATATATTCAAGTGGCATGGTAGTTCTCCTTTGCATTCGTTAACTGATGATGTGTTATACCACTAGCAAATCACAAAGTCAAGTAAGCTAGTACAACAAACACGATTAGTCCAATAATAATGTCCATGTGTCCTCCTCATTCCCAACGGTAGAAAATATGCTCACCTATTTGTACAACAGGTGTCTTGGTCTCTGCCCATTCGGGCAGGACATAGGTTGCATGGTAGTGTGTCGCACCCTCAACGAAGTCATCTAGGTTGCCAGTATGTACGCCCTTTGCAATCACAAGGGCTTGCTCCCATGCGGCAGTGTCACGTGTCTTGTCTGACTTACCGTCACAGTACCAGCTAAACTGACAGCGGTGACGCACAGGGAAGTCTGGCTTCCATGAGTATGTCGGGCCTTGCTTGACCACATCACATACGTTGTCGGGGTACCTGTCATCATGCACTCTGTTCATCACCACTTGCGCCACCGCAACCTGCCCAATAAAGGGCTGGTCACGGGCCTCGTGGTACACGTTGAGTGCAAGGCACACAAGTGCTTCTGCAAACATTAGTCATTCTCCTTAGTCACAACTCTCAAGTCTACTTATCTTGGCAACCCACAGCTTCCTATCTTTATCATAGTAGGCTGGCTTGTCAAGTCGGGTGTCATACCCAAGCGGATGAAACATGTGCCAGTAATGCTCTATCTTAAGTTTAAGGGTGTTAAGTTCATCCGCAGTCAATTCAATGTTTAGCGTTCTGTTAGCCATCTTGGTATCTCCCTCAGTTTGTATTTGCCACACCACTCAGTCGTGTCGTACTTCCAGCGGTAGTAGTTTCGGTATGCTTCAATGGGCCACTGCTCATCTGTTTTTAGATGGTCGTTGTCTTTACCGAAACACTGTGGATGCTTTTCGATGCGGCCCTCTGGAATATGTATAGCAAGTTCTTTGAGCCGTGGCAAGAGCAAAGAGCATTTGTGTATCTTACCATAACGCCGTGTGTATTCACTGGACATCTCATCCAGCATCATCCAGCTAAACATATAGTTAGCCCGTGTGTCACCTGCCCATGTGGTACAGGGATGCTTTGCATGTGCTTTTGGTCCGCCTTGCAAGCCCTCAATGTCAGGCACATAACGCTTGACAGCAAAGGACAGCATCTGCGCTTCTTCCAATGGCATCTTGACAATGTGCTTGTCACATAACGACTTGGCGATGGCAGCAGGGTGGTAGTCAATTAGAAATCTGTTCATATCATATCACTCCCAGTACCCAGTTCTCTGCACAATTCTCAGCGTACACCTCACTGTGTCCAGTGATTGTGCGTTCTTCGCAGATGGTTTTGTCTTCAAGCATCAGGATAAGATAGCCGTCTTGCTCTTTGAAAACCATAGCCTTTCTGTCTTGGTAGTCATCCTGTCCATAGAACTCATGCAGCAGCATCTTCATTCTCCTCTGCCCACTCAGCCATG